GATCCATTGGAAACGAGTAGGAAGAGACCGTTGTTGGCGTCGTTTGCGTCAGGGTCGACGATCGGTTTGTCTTTGTTATAGCTGTGGCGCCAGGAAGCGATGACGACGGCTTTGCGGTTGGAGTCAAGCTGCAGACGCTGGGTATCGGTAGAACGACCACCAGCTTCAACAGTGTTGAGGAGGGCTTCAGGCTGGACGGGTACCTGGGAAGGGTCACCGTTGGGGAGATGGCGAAGGATGACGTAGTTCTTGGAGAAAGCATTGCCGGTGGTTTCGGCTTCAAGGGACATTGTGCCATGCCATGTATCAAATTGGCGGGCGACCGACTGCAGGCGGGGAGGCGTGAGAGGGTTAACCGGGATGAGCGCAAGGAGAGATCCGGGAGCGGAAGAAGGTGGTACAGTGACCGTGAGCAAGCGTTCGGTGTCCTGGAAGTGCACTTCGGACATGTTGGGACGGGACATGCTGCGTTTGTTGCGGGAAGGGGCGGGTTTGCGTGGTTTGTTAGGCTTGGGGGCGAGTTTCATGTTCTTCAGGGTCTTGACGACCTTGCGAACAGTGGCCTGGTTGCGGGGGCGTGCGGAGTTCATGATTATAATTTACCCTATAATCAGGTCTCCCACGGCGGCTGTAATTTTCGCGGCAGCGTAGCGGACGGGGGCGGTCTGCCGGGCAACCTGGGTGCGCATAGACGGAGGGGAATGGATTTGAGCAGTGTCGACGATGATCTGACGCTGTTCGCGTTTAATGAGGGAGCTGAAGGGGATCTCACCTCGGGAAAAACGGTGGAGAGCTGATAAGAGGATGTCCATCTCGGGTTCGGGCCGGTCGTAATGGAGGGCGTTGACACGGAGCATGTTAATTCCGGCAGTCAGGGGATTGTGAGCGAGCGTGACGCCGACAGCATCGCGGTAGTCTTTGAAGTCTTTTGGGGAGGTGTAAACACGAGAGAAGACCTTGCTGGCGAGACGGGGAAGGTCGTATGACGCACCTTCACTGTTCACAATGAATGAGACGAACTCGCCACTGTCAGAGACGTCGGGCTTGAACTGGTAGTTACAATTCTTGGTGTACCACGATGCGCGTTCACGGTCAAACTTGATGTTAGAACCGAAAGCTACGGAATCGTCACCCTTGATGAGAAGAACGCGGAAGTCGGAAAGCACGTCGAGAATGACGGAAAGGTTAAAGAGGCAGTTGTCGACGAGGGTGTGGGGCGCTCCGGAGTCCTTCTTGTCGTACGCGATGATGGAAATGAAAACATCGACAACGCTGCGTTCGGATAGTTGTTTGCCGAAGTTGGCCACTTGTTCCTCGGGGCAACCCAAGCGTAGCAAGCAAAGAGCAAGTAACATGCGGCCTACGACGTTCTGGCTCGAATCGAATTCAGACCAATCGTTGGAGAATGATTGATCAGTGGGTTCGTGGAGTTGTTCTAGGAGGGAGAGGACCTGGAGGTCAGTCATGCCGGTTGCCAGAATGACACGACCGCGACTTTGACGAGTGAGGACGTGTTCTAGCAAACGGCAGTAGATCATCATCTCAAAATTCAAGTTCTTACTCCACGCTGAGATGCCTTGGCCAGCCTTGTCTCGCAGCAGCGGATCCTGTTCCACGCTTGGTTTCTGCTGCGCTTTCAGGAAATTCTTGACGATGTTCACGTTCTGGTCAGTCCACGTGGAAATGTGCTTGAGTTCCGAGAGGTCGTGCCCGCGTTCGGTGAATTTGCGGCAGGCGTCTACGAAAACGGCGTCTTTGATCTCTTGGTCGACGTCGAAATCGAATTCCTTAAGCACCCTCTCAAAGAGTTTGTTGGCGAGGACTTGGGCTGAGGCGGATTTGGGATTCTTGGTCATTTTTCCAAGTCGAGCGAGAACAGACTTGCATGACATCATTTGGTTCGTGGGCCGGGTGATTTTGACGCGCTGCGCGGTTGGCCAAACGTACTCGACGTGGTTCTTGATCTCAACTTGATCATCTCGGGAGAGTTCGTTGGGTCGGAGGCTGCCTTTGGCGCCGGGTGCGTCGGGGAGTTCGGTGGTGATAACGGAGTAATAGTCGGGTCTGGGCTCGATCGGGGCGATGTTTTCTAGGACCTTGTCGACGTCCGCATATGAAGCGGCGCAGGTAGCGTACGGTCGGGGGTCAGGGCAGAGTTCGAGGGAATCGCAGATCGGTTCACGTTTGTCCTTGGCAAGTGCGTTAACGTTGACTGATGATTTGTCCGCGGGGATGGCTACGCGAAGGTCGTCGTTAATCGCACGCATGATGTCTGATCCGGTTGCATCGCAGATGTAGAGCTGTTCGGTGTGACGACTCAAACCGACGACAAGATGTTTTTCGCTCTGCAGCAACGCTTTTTCGCCTAGAGTCCCACCGTAGTGAAGGATGACGGTAGGGTAGGTTTTCCCTTGCGCTTCTGCGACGGTGGAGACGTTTTGGTAATTCTCATTGATGAGGACATTCTTGTGATCTTGCAGGAAAGTGAGATGGGTCGCACCTGCGATTTTAAAATTTCCGGGATCGCGCGTGATGTACTTGATGGAGAGAGCGCGGGGGTTCTTGGTGTGGATACCGGGGTAGAGACGCTGGAAAAGAGGGGAAGCGACAACGTCCCCAGGGCAACGATAAGAGGTGCGGAAATGCATGCACGGAAGCGAGAAGTCGGCCAACGGGATGTTGTTTGGGAAGGTGCTTTGGAAATCAATGAAGCCAACCTGGTTGCGATCCCCGAGGAGGATGACTTTGTTTTCTTGGGCGAACCAGTTGATGAGGGCGGCCGGGTGGGTGAAAGCTTCGTCGATGATGACGTAGTCAAACTTTGCGGTAGCGAGGGCACGCATGGCCGTATGTACGGTGTGGACTGGGATTTTATGGGCCACGAGTTTGGCGCGGACGTCGTCGCGGACATTGCGGCTTGGGGCGACGAACATAGCGCTTTCATTGCGGCTCTTGATCAGCGGCAGGACGATGTTACAGATGTGTGTTGTTTTTCCGGCGCCGGGTACACCCTCGATCAATACGCAGTTGTGAAGTGCGAGCTGGCGATTGTTGCGGGTTGGGTACACGTCGAGGGCAGCGTTGATGACGTCACGCAGTACTTCGTTGTCGGAGGTCAAGGATCCGATGCGGAGATTAGTCTCGAGATCCACATGGTTTGCGCTCTTGTCCCATTTTTCGATTGTCTCAAAGGGGATTGCCTGGTCCGGGGCGGTGATGCCGATGAGTTGTGCCCAAGGGACAGGTGCAAGTTCGCCTTTGTTCTCGGCGGCGCGCATCTTGACCTGGGTCTCAACCGGGATCGGTGCGGGCGCGGGTTCGATGTACTGAACCTGTTCATAACGTATCTCCGCGTCGTGGTCTTTGGTGCGGGAGAGACAAAGGATGTCTTTGGAGAATTCGATGTGCACGCGTGCGAACCAGTTGTTGGCGGTGTTCAGGCACGCTATCTCCTTATTGGGTGAACCGAGGAGAGCGGAGGCGGCATGGTTATGGCGGCAAAGGCGGACATTGGTTTTAGTGCTGACTTCGCGTCGCATCGCGTTGAGCATCCATCCGATCCAGGTTTTGCGTTCGTCAGCCTTGGCCATGTGTGTGAGGGCGGTGTTGATGGTGGCACGTTGTTTCTTGAGCGCCCAGCGGACGAAAAGGTAGATGGCAGTGCAGACCTTAGTGTAGTCCGTAGGGCTGATGTCCCAACGTTCTTCAATGCACTTACCGCCAAATCGGATGGCGCGAAGCTTGGTGCGTGCGTAGGCGGTGACGGTCTCGATGTTGAAGGATTTAGCCGTGTCTTCGCGAGCGATTAGAAAACTGTAGATATCGCTCACCTTGGAAGCAGAAGTATAGATGAGGGGGGGGGAGTAGTTGCCGCAGGTGCAGAAATCTCGAGCGGCGAGTGCTTCAAAGTCAGGGATCGAGACAAGATCGCTGGTGACTGAGGGCAGGTAGAAGTGGGTCTGGGTGCGGAAGGTTTGGCGAGAGATGCGCAGCTCAAATTGCGAACCGTTGAACTGGGTGCGTTCGATGGAAAGGGAGAACCCGTAGGGTGTATCCAAGCCACCGCAACGCATCCAGTCCTTCCAGGTTTTGGTGTTATGCTGATAGCCGAAAGATGCATCGCGGGTGAAAGCGAAATAGGTTTCCTCTCCGAGGTTGTGGTAGCGGTACCTCTGCTTGACATTGGTAAAGCTCTCACAATCGAGGAGCTCGATGGGGAAATGCATCCAGGCACGCATTTCTTCGAGACCATGGCGGTCGAAAGCGGCGGCGAGTTGCGCAAGAGAGACATCGTATAAACTGTGGATGGCGACAGCGCACTGGGCTTGAAAATCACAAACTTCGACGCCATGGGTGCAGAAGCGGTCGGAAGCGGTGCGGTTGCAGAGAGCGGTTATTGCGCGGGAATAGTCCGGGTCACGTGCGGTGGTCACTCGTTGAGACTGAAGAGAGGTCTTGTAACGAGTTTGGTCGCGGCCATCTGGTTTGCAGCATCCGTGGACATAGCCGTATCCGTCCGGACGGGAAAAGTTCACCAACTCGAGCATATTGCTCGGGTTCGGTCCGATCTCTATCAAAGCTTTCCCACCTTTGATAAGAGGTTTCGCCCATTTATAAGCGCGATAGTAAGCGATACGCTGGTGTGCCGCGGCCACTGGGTGGGCGGTAGCGGTACCAGTTCCAGCGAGGACGATCTGCGGTTCGTACAACGAGTTGATGAACTCGAGGTCTTCATCGATCAGATCGAAGTCTAGCTGAATAGCAACGCGCATGCGTTGCTCGTAATGGGCGAATTTGCGCTGCTGTGAGGCAGCGACGATGAGGGGGTTTTCTTGGGAGTACATTGCGGAAAGTGCTCGTAAGGACTTATCAGGCAAT